TGGTAAGGTATATTCGTTTTGGTCTATGACCGTTGGCATAAACAAATATGACTCTTCAACAGCATTCTCACTACGTTGTCTAAACTTAGTAAGTGCTTTAGTCAGTGCTGTTTCGTAGTGTATTGGGTCAAGTTCAACATCGACCATTCCACCACCTAGCATAGTATGAACATAATCAAATACTTCTTGTTTTTGTGTTACTAATGATGCCATATATAAAGTTCTCCGTATTGTATTTATCTACGATAAATATGTATATGCCAAGATTAAGTTTATACAAACCAGAAAAGGGACAAGACTACGCATTTTTAGATCGATCGATTAATGAAATGTTTACAGTAGGTGGTACAGATATTAACGTTCATAAATATCTAGGCCCTGTTAACCCAGACGATGCGGACGCTACTGCTGATAAGCCTCAGTATGACGCCGTAAAGGAAACTAACATACAAGACTTGCTGTTTATGGAAAACAGAGATCGCAAGTACGATCCAGACATTTATACCATTAGAGGAATCTACAGCGTACAGGATGTAGATTTTAATTTATCACAGTTTGGATTGTTTTTAGAAAACGATACACTATTTTTAACGGTACACATTAACAGTTCCGTTAAGACAATTGGCAGAAAGATAATGGCAGGTGATGTACTAGAAATGCCTCACCTGAAAGACGAATATGCTGCAAACGATTATGCTGTTGCACTTAAAAGATTTTATGTTGTAGAAGACGTAAATCGTGCTTCTGAAGGTTTTAGTCCGACTTGGTATCCACACTTATACAGACTAAAATTAAAACAAATAGTTGATAGTCAAGAGTTTAAAGAAATACTTGATCTTCCTGTTAATGAAGAAGAACCAAATGGCGATACTCTTCGCGACATATTATCTACCTATGAGCAAGAAATGCAGATTAATGAAGCAGTTATCGCTCAAGCAGAATCAGATGCTGCTAAATCAGGTTATGATGTAGGACATTTTTATACTCTAGAAACAGACGATAAAGGTAATGTAGAAATTACAGAAACGTCTGACAGCTCGGGCGGAATTGAAGCAAAGCCAAATAAATTAGGTTACCAAGGGTACTTATTAGGTGCTGTTCCCGATGCTCCAAATGGAGCAAACTTTGGTCATGGAATTTCATTTCCTACCGGAAGCGTTGACGGAGATTACTTTTTGCGAACAGACTTTTTTCCTAAACGTTTATTTAGATATGACGGAACACGTTGGGTTAAAGTTGAAGAAGATGTACGCATGACATTAACAAATACCAACGAGCGCATGACACAAAGAACTTCCTTTATTAACAATACAGGTTATATGTATAATGATAGGGTAGCAGTTGATTATGTACAGTTAACTGAAGGTGACACAACTATATTAACTGACATTGCTGACTCAACTACTGCAAAATATATCGAACTTAAACATAATACAATTACAATGGATTATGTCATTGCTGACCATGCAGGAATCTTAACAGATGATGGCGCCGGAAGGATTATAATCACGTTGCCTGATGCTGACCAAATTGGACATACAGGACAATGGGAAATTGGTCTTTATAACAACAGAGAAGCCAAACGCAATAGTTTGTCTAAAGTATTGCGTCCAAGAGGGTTACAGGCGGATAATTAATGATACATTTTTATGACGGACAAATAAGACGATATGTTACGCAATTAATTAGATTAATGAGTAACTTTTCGTATAAAGACGGAAAAGATCAACTAGTAACCGTTCCTGTTATGTACGGCGATATCACACGTCAAGTTGGTCATATTTTACGTGACAATTCAGAAAACAAGATTCCTAGTGTTCCAAGAATGGGCTTATACATAACTAGTTTAGAACAAGATAGAGATCGCACATCAGATGCTAGTTATACCCATAAAGTAAACATTAGAGAAAGGGCATGGGACGCAACAGGTCAAGAGTATCTAAACACCGAAGGCAAAAATTATACCGTAGAGCGTTTAATGCCTTCTCCTTATAAATTAACAGCAAATGTTGACATCTGGACTTCAAATACTGATCAAAAATTACAAATACTAGAACAAATACTTACGTTGTTTAACCCTAGTTTAGAAATACAAACCACAGACAACTATATCGATTGGGCAAGTTTATCTGTAGTAAATCTAGACACTGTAAACTTTAGTAGCAGAAGTATTCCTGTAGGAACCGATTCCGACATCGATGTTTCATCATTAACGTTTAGTGTGCCTGTATACATAAGCGCACCTGTTAAAGTTAAACGTTTAGGTGTTATTACAAATATCATTACAAGTATCTTTGACGAATCAAAAGGAACCATTGACTTAGGAGTAAGTACTCCGTCATTAGATGCATGGGACGACGGAATTGTTGTCGGGCGTGTGGATAGAGACGGAAATGAAATTTATGAAACATCTAATGCTACATCAGTTGTAACAACAACATATCAAAATCAAGGCATTTATGTCGATGGCAATGTCGTTAGATTGATACAAAATGGTAAGGTAGGTGAAGTTAACTGGAGAACCATATTTGAAGCATTAACAGATAACGTTTATCAAGAAGGTATAAGTCAATTACATATTAGACGTTTAGATTATGCTGATCAAGATTACAACATCGTAGGTACTGTTGCTATTGGAGCAGACGAAACCCAGTTATATGTTAACTGGGACGAGGACACCCTACCTCAGGATACGGATATTACAGGTCCTGCAGGAACAAGAAACAAAGTAGATTATATAATTGATCCTATTACATTTAATCCTACCAGTGTTAAAGCAACAGGCATTAGATTGTTATTACTTAATGGTATAGGTGATCCTAGCAACGATGATGGGCCTGATGCTTGGAAAAATTCTGATAATTCTGATTTTTATGCAGAAGCAAATGATATCATCGAATGGGATGGTTCTAACTGGAACGTGGTATTCGAAGCAGATACAGACACGAGCATATACGGAACAGTATACACTACCAATCTTAATACCGGTGTTCAATATCGTTGGGACGGTGAAGATTGGCTCAAATCCGTTGATGGCGAATATCCAAGAGGCACTTGGCGCCTAGCACTTTAAGATAATTATTTGTATGGATAAGATAATCTGTAGTGGTGCTCTCTTCTACGCACTAGATACAAAACGTTTTCTTTTCTTACACCGCACAGGTAGTAGTAAGCAAAAAGAACTGTGGGGCCTTGTTGGTGGTGGAAACGAGGAAGGCGAAACTCCATGGGAAGGTTTGCAACGAGAAATTGCTGAAGAAATTGGTGAGATAGAAATCAAGAAAACCTTGCCTTTGGAAACATTCGTGTCTAATGATGCACATTTTTTGTTTCACACATATCTTTGTGTTACTAAAAAGGAATTTATTCCACAACTTAATGATGAACACGACGGATATGCTTGGGTAAGTTTCAGTAAGTGGCCAAAACCACTACACCATGGACTACAAAATACATTAAATAAAAAGGTCAACTTAAATAAGTTGGAAACAGTATTCCAGTTAATAGAACTTTTGGAGGATAATTAAATGACAGCGTTGATACGTGACTTACCTAGATTTAAAGATGATTGTGATTACTATGAATCAATTATTTCTAAGTTACAACCTATCGACGAAACGAGATCTAAAAAAATAAACACAATGTATCAAGATTTTCGTTTAAAGGTTGAGGCTGTTGATAATTCTATAGAAGATATTGTAAGTGGTTTTGTTGCTGTAGGATTACAGCACAGCACATACGTTGACGAACTTAAAACTATCCGATTAAAACTAGATAAAGAAGTTAAGCTCGCAGAAAAGATACTTAGATAGTTACTTTTGATGTAGGATTGTTCTTTCCTAGCTCGCCCTTAGCATAACAATTAAATGCAAGACTATATCGGTCTGAAAAACTCTTATTTGTCATTACACTATGCGTCAATATTGACGGAAATAAAACAATGTCACCGGCGTTCGGTGTGAATCTCCACGCTTCGGTATTCCAAGGCTGTAAAGCAGTAAAATCAAATTGTGTGCTTCTTGGAAATAGATTTTGTAGCATTCTATCTTTATGGAATATAACATCGCCACTTAATACAGGACATTCTAAATAAACAATACCACTGATCAATGAATTAACGTGGTCATGTTCTTGTGCCTTATCACCAGGTGCATGTTTGTTAACCCAACTAGTTGTAACATAAAAGTCTATATCAGCGTTAACAAACAATACTTCTCTAACATAATATTCAATATTTTCTTCTATGGCAGTTTTTAAATTAGAAAAGTCATCTAGCGATAATACATCTTTATCTGTAGTAATATAACCATTCTCTGCATCATTACGAACATATTCTAATTTCTTAAAGTTGTCTTTAAGATGCGATACGTCAATTATATTTGAAAATACAGGTGTTCCGAATAATGCTATTAAGTTTGCGTTTTCTAATTTATCTTCCATAGTCATATTTAATTGATAACTAATTATACCGGAGGTATTATGATTAGAGAAATTAATTACAATGAAGCAGTAGATCTTGCATCAACGTACAAGGATCGAGATAAGATCACGGTTATTCTATTCAAAGATGAACATTGTCCGTATTGTGCTGAATTTATACCAAATGTTGTTGAAAAAATATCCGACAAATATCACTCCGATGTTGATTTTTATCTAGTTCCTGATAAAAAAGGTCAACACTTTCCAATGCAAATAACACCGATAGCGTATGTATTTGTTCCTGGGCAGTGCCCAAATGAGATGCCTTTAGTCAGACCAGGAGCAGCAGAATATGCAGCAGTTGATGCGGATATAAAAAGGTCAATCGAATCAATGAAAACTGGATTAGATTTAAACAGCGATACTCCGAGATTTTAATGTTTGTATCTAGCGAAGAACAAAAAAGACGATACGATCTTTGTAAACAATGCGAGCATTTGCGCAAGACTACTAAAACATGTAAATTATGTAACTGTGTGATGCCATTAAAAACAAAACTAGAAAGTGTATCTTGTCCTGTCGGAAAATGGGGTAAGAGTAGTTGGGGTTAACAGATGAAACCACATTATAATTGTATTGCTAGAGAAGTTGTTGGCTTCTCCACCGTCATAAAAAATTTATTAAACACTCCGAGGTTTTATTCTCAATATAAGACTGATCAGAATGGGTTTCCGGGGTATACCAACTTTGGTAATCACCTAAGAACTGAGGAAGAAATGGAGTTATACAATACATTAAATCCATACTACAATGAGATAATTGCAGACTTTATGAACTCTATTAATTACGATCATGCCGAGTATGGTTGGGAATGGTGGTTTCAGGTATACGAACCAGGCAGTCCTGGATTTCTTCCCCATTCTCACTCTACAGACTGTCGTTTTACTATCAGTTGGTGCCATTTTATACAGCCGCTAGAAGAATCAAATTTTTGTTGGTATTACGGATCCAATCAATTACAACCTATATTTGAAAAAGAAAATGAAATAGTTTTCTTTCCAGGATGGGCATGGCATAAAGTATTACCTAATAATTCTAAAAATAATAGAATTACCATTGCAGGAAATATCAATGTATATAAAAGCAACGGATATATTATCGAGGAATAATATGAGATTTTTAACTCCAAAAGATTTTGAAGAATTATATGATGTTGAAGAAGGTAGTCAACTCTTTGATAATTTAAATTATAAACTTTTACAAACTGATGACGAAGAATGCTATTGGGTTCCAAACAGCGATGCAAATATGGTCAAATACTTAAATTCTCAGATACTACATTTAGATTTTTTTAAGGATAAATCGTTACGGAGAACTATTGACATAGGTGCAATGGTGGGGAAAACTACCGTAGAATTAAGCAAGATATCAGAAGTTGTAGAATCATTTGATTGCAATCCAAGATCAGTTAAACTGCTTAAGGCAAATGCAGAAAACGCATGGCATAACAATAATAATATAACCATAAACCCGTATCATTATGCCATTACTGATAGTGACAAGTATTGCATTGAAACGATTGATGACCTAGGAGATTATGCGCAATCCTGCATATCTACTCCTGCGCTAGGAACAGAAAAAATGGGCAGTGAAGTAGAATACACATTAACAAAACAGCATAGGTTAGATCATTTTGGGTTTACTGATGTAGATTTAATTTATATTGATGTAAACGGATTTGAGTTACGGGTGTTGCTTGGGGCCGCAGAAACTATAAAAAAGAATGCTCCTTATATCTATGTTAATCCGTTTAACGATAAATTATCGTTATACAATAGCACCACAAATGAAATCTTAGATTTGCTTTCTAAAAACGGTTATTCTCAAATAGAGAATAACCTATATGGAATTAGTAAATAATAACAAGACGTCCAGGTCCGGCTCGATCAGTACCAGCATATGTACCGTGGGCGCCGCTTCTGTTACAACCGTAACCTACACCATTTGCATAGTACGAACTTCCTGTATTTGGTGGTGTTCCATCTGTTCCGCTACGTGTTGTCGATCCTGAAGTAACTGTACAAGTACTTACTGTTGCACTTCCAGATGTCTGCCCTGCAACATAACCTGAACCACCATTACCGGTACCTCCGTTAGCACCACGGTCGCCGGCGCCACCGCCACCGTACCAACCGCCGCCGCCGGCTGCTCCATTACAACCATTACCACCGCCGGCGTGTCCACCGCCCGGCCAACCACCATTGCCGCGGATGTTACCACCACAACCCCAACCGCCTCGGAATTGTAATCCTACAAATGTTGGCGAGCCAAACGGCCATGAACCGTCAGTCGAACATGACCCGCCACATGATGGTTGGGCTCCGCCGGTGCTCTGGGTTGCACCGTATGAATATGAGTTATTGGGCGTGGTTGATCCTCCACCGTTTATGTTTACTTGATATGTGCCCATACCACCGCCACCACCGGCAATAGCAAGACAGTTACTTGCGGATTCAGATGTTCCTACAAACAATCCAGTGTATCCACCACCACCACCATTTTGGTCAGAATAAAATCCACCCTGTCCAACAAACACACCAAAGTTAGTTGCAGCACTCGGAGCAGTAACAGTTACTTCTGCATACCCGCCTGCACCTGAAATACTATTAGGTGCATTTGCACCGCAACCGCCTGCTGCACCCCATAGGTATGCGCTAAATTGTGTAATACCCAATGGCTTAGACCAAGTTTGTGCTGAATACGTTCCTACTTGTGCTGTAAATGTTGTTACTACTGGTGCTTTAATGGTAATGGTAAATGATCTATCTTCGCTTTGGCTATTATCACCTGTTGCTCGTATAGTAAAAGATGATGTTGTGTCGCTCCCTACAGCATTGGCATTGCCGGTAATTTCTCCCGTACTACCATTCAATAATAGGCCTGATGGGAGACTTCCTGATGCCACGCTATAAGTTACTGATCCTCCATCTGGATCGCTTGCACTTAATGATATGCTTATCCCTGAACGTTGAGTATCATAATATGTACCTAAACTACCTGAACCGGTGCTCCACACCGGGTCTCGGTCTACTGTTCCTGCTGGTGTCAGTGTTGATGTTAAACCTGTAGTATTTGTTACTGTAACGTTAAATGATGCTCCACCTATGTAGTTAACACTTGCTGCATTTGTTGCAGCAGTTAATTCGCTTGAACTTACATATGTTGTTGTTAAATTACGTGATACATTGCTTACACCGGCACCTTCGATAGAAACTACTGCTCCTGAATCAAAACCCGAACCTGTAATAGTGATTGTAGTGTCTGTATCTTCATTGATTATACCAGAAATTGAAGAAACACTTGGCGGTGGAGCAACTGCTGCCCAACCAGTAGATGTGTAAAATTCTGCAAGTCCTAGGTCGCTGTTATATCTTACAGTACCGAGTGTAGCCTGCGACGGTCTTTCTAGTGTAGTGCCTGACGGTACTATTGCACCTTCGACACCTGTAAAGTTTGGATTTTTCTTAGTAAAATCTCTTCTATTACTATTTGCCATTAATTCTCTCCTAGTACCCAACCATATGTTGCGCCTGAATATATTAACGTAAATGCTGAGTTGTTTTCATCTACGACCATGTCACCTGCATTATTCATAATCTCTTCGCCGTTTCTTCCTACTGTTAAATTGTTTCCGTTAAACGTTCCTGCTAAGTCAACAAACTTAACTTGATCACCTACGTTTGGAGTTGCTGGTAAGTTAATGGTTACTGCTCCACCTGAGGTGTTAACAAAAATTCTATCATTGTTTGACGCAGTAAATGGTGAGTCGTTCCAGTCCTTGGTCATCCAAGGATTGCCTCCTCCAATTCCGCTCCATTGTGTTCCATCATAACCTTCAAATGTTGAAGTATCTGTATTGTATCTAAATTGACCTTCTGCTAGTGCAGGGCCAGTTGGTCTATCAGCAGTTGCTCCTTTTGGCACTAGTACATATTGTGCTGCTGCTTCAAACTTTAATGTGCCTCCTGGCGACACTTGTAAACTTGTGTTATCAACATTGAATACTGTATTGCTACCAGATTTATAAGTTAAGTCACTAGCATCTGCTTCAAATATAATTGAGCCGCTTTGTGATAATTGTAATCCTGTGCTAGAATCAACATCTAGTATTTGCGTACCGCCTGGTGTAGCGGTAAATCCTGAATTGTCAACTTGGAATACTTCTACACCATTAATATCAAAATCAATGGTATCTGTATTTGCACCAGATCCAGTAACTTCTACTTTTGATTGGCTAGGTGCAGTACCTGCAACAATAGTTCCTTGGGTTGCACTTAGGATTGCAATTTGTCCATCAACGTATGTCTTTGTTGCTTTCTCAGTTGGCACAGCAGTATCTGAGTTGTCAGCAAACGTACCATCTGTTGAGAATTCATTGATCGTAGCACCTTGCTTACCTGCTGTAATACTACCCAACTGTAACTCATTCAAACCAGCCAAGTCAAACTCTTCAGATGAAAGAGTTGCTCTACCTGTGGCTTGCTCAACTCTGAAGTAATCACCTACTCGGAAGTTACCATCTTGGTCAGTGGTTACGTAGAACACACGACCGCCGTTTTCGCTTAATACTTCTCTATCCTGACTTGGTGCTTGTGTATAGTCTGAGCTGATAATGACTGGATAGTTTGTGTCAGCAAAGCCACCAGTACCTATATCTAGGAAGTCGTGTCCGCTCATGCGTACCTGCGAGAACGCCTCACGGAATGTTACCCTTGTAATATCGTTTGGTGTTTTGTTACTTGGAATTGCTGGGTCAACAGATATTGAACACGTACCGTAGTTAATCTTAGCAGGACCACCACTTAATCCGCTGTTAAGTGTATCATAGATTGCTTGTACATTATTTTCAGTAAGAGTAACACTGCCTGCTTCTGTAGCAGTTAACCCTGTAATCTGTGTTGCACCCGAATATGGTGCTCCTAACGGTGATTGGTTTAATACATCATCTACAATTGATTTTAAGTAACCAATGGCTGCAACGGTTTCTGCCTTTTGTGTAGTAATAGCAACTAGTCCACTTGCATTATTCCAGTAACTATATGCTGCATCAATTGATTCGCCATTTGAGTTATGATCTAAATCTGTTATAAGTGCATCAACAATTAATCCAACATCTCGGTAACACAATGCTTCATTATACACTAAACCTGGAAATGCAGAATTAACGTATGCAATAACTTCTTCCTGTAAGAAGGTTCTGTTTTGTGTTAAAATATTTTGTGCATTTGGATTATTACCAGTTGTGTAACTAGGTGCTACATAGTTTGCAACACCAATCACAAAGTAGGTTTCTGAATCGCCATCAATTTGTAGTATAGAACCATCCTTAGGAACACGATTCAATGAGTCTATGGTAAATTGTACGCCAACACCGATACCTAAGAAACCATTTCTAGTTGCTGCAACTGTAGCAGTTTGGCTAGGTGTTTGATTTAATGTTAACGCAGTATCTGAACTACCTAGCGTAACTGTGTTGATGTCAACAGCATTAATTTCTTGTGATGCTACTGTATTTGTAGTCCATGTTTCGCCACTCAGCGATGCATATGCATACGAACCAGAAGTAACAGTACCTATTTCATTGAGTGTGTCTCTTTGTACGTTTAGGATAACAGCATTGCCTTGTTCAATACCTGCTGCAATTACGTTAACACCGTCAATCATCACACCCGTCAATGCTATGTTATTTGTACCGTTATCAAACTTCCAAGTCCAAGATTCAACGCCGCTAGATGTATAACGTGATACTATTGCTGTGTTATTGTTATTTGAACTTTCGTTTAAGTAACCTACAAGATAAATGTCGTTACCAAATGGTAATACATCTCTCCACTCACCTTCTTCACTAGATAATGCAAGTTGATTTTGCCACTGCACTGAACCGTCTACCGCTACTCTAAATGCTAGAGGATTATTAGTGCCTGGGGTAGGATTGTAATAACCTGCTGCCATTAAGTAAATGCCATCGCCATTACCTAAGTCAATGTTAAGTGCGTTAATTCTAACATCGCCATATTGATATGCTTGTTCGAAGCCGCCTAGTTTGTTAACTCTAATAATTAAACCTTCATTAACTGTGCTATCATATGCTGCAATAAAGATATTATCTTCTGCGGTAGCATCGCCTGCCAATGCATATGTATCGATAGACGAAGTTGGACTATCTGCAAAACAACAACTAGTAGGTGCAAGTGTACCTGTTGCCGAACTGTCGTTATATTCTAAAGTTCTTGAGAACTGTTCTACACCTGCCGGGTTTAATTTAATAAGAGATATTCCGGCTGTACTATGGGTACCAACTGCATACAAGTAATCACCGTCTGTTGTAACATCAACGATTTCTGTGGTATTGCCAATTGTCTTTTGCCATTGGATTTCACCTGCTTTTGATATCGAAAGGATGAAACCTTTATTTGCACCGCCATCGTATACACAACCACATGCATAAATTCTATCACTTAATTCAACGGCACTATGTATAGAACCGTATAATCCTGTGTAGGTATATATCCAATCAAGCGAACCTGCTGAATTATACTTTGCAATAAATGGTTCTGATGCAGCGTTATTCCAAGTACTAGATATATCGGTACCTGTTGGGTTTGTATGGCCTACAAAGAATCTATTACCGACACTATCTCTATATGAAGTATATGCATGGACGCTTGAACCTAGTTGTATTACTGATTCGATTGTAGCATCATTTAGTCTTAGTTTACCAGTCAATGGATCCTCAGCAGCAGAATAACCACGGGCAACACATCCGTACTCGCCGTATGAGTTATTACCAACGATACCACGTATCTTAGCACCACTTTCTGCCAAATAGCCAATGTTACAGTAATATGTAAAACAAGAAACGATTTCAGTTCTACCATCATTTAAACAGTGTACACCGATACCATCCGAGTTGATTTGTGTAAAGTCATTGTTAACGATAGACTTATAACCACCGTTATGCAGTGCACCATCGACCTTCATACCAGTACCACCTGGGGTAAACGAAGTACAGTTTTGTACATAAGGTGACTGTGATGTGATCCATACTGATGTATCATCAGGTCCTGAACCTGGATCAAGTGATACACAAACTGAGCCAGTTGAGAAGTTACGGAATACAAAGTTACGCAATCTTGCAGCGTTATTCATTAAGAATATGTACGAGTTTGCATTTGGAGTGGAACCGTCGTCTGAAATACCTACACCAAATCCGTTATCATTTGTAGTGTCTGGAGATATAGTAACTGCTCCAAGACCATTACCTTCTACAACTACGCTGCGGCCGATCTTAATAGGACACTGTTCTTCATACGTACCTGCATGTACGTTAATACGGCATTGTCCTAAATTGTAAGTTACTTCTGCAGCATGTTTAATTGTTCTAAATGACGATGTAGGAGTACGTCCATCGTTTGCATCATCACCATCTAATGATACATAGTAATCGTTCTGTGGCGTTCTATGACCCCAACTAGGTATACCATTATTAACGATCAAGAATGAACCATCATCTCCGATACCTAAACGATCTACGTTACCGCTTGCATTACGATAAATGATGTCACCTGTAGTAGTCATCGGTGAGCTAATATCGCCTTGCGCAACTAAATTCCAACTTGCAGGATCGGTGCCAGGAGTTACTCCCGTAACATCATTGCCTACACAGATATATGAACTTTGACTGTATTCAACAACATCACCATATTCATATTGTGTTCCGTTTGACCATACGCCTTTCCACGACATACCGTCAACAAATAATTCCCAGAAATCTGAGTTTGGCGGTTCAGGAGTTGTCGATCCGTCGTTGTCATACGATTCGATACAAATAAATGATCTACCGCTGAATCTTACAACGTCGCCTTTTAGATAACTTGAACTATCTGAATAAACACCTGCCCATTGTATGCCATCGGCAAATAATGTAAACGAACCATTTACATCTGGAGCATTTCCGCTAGTGTCTGCTGTGCAAAGATAAGTCTTTCCGCCAAATCTAACAATCTCGCCTACAGCATATGCCGTGCTTGAAGACCAAACGCCTCTCCAAGTAAAGCCGTCGGCTAATAAACCAAAATTAAGACCTACTGATGGTTTACTATTTGTGCTGGTAGATGATGCAACATATACTCTACCGCCATAGCGTACAACATCACCTGGTTGGTATTCTGTTGCAGAGTTCCAAGTACCTGAATAATTAAATCCTGAAACTAATAATGTATAACTTGCAGTTACCGTAGGAAGAACACCTAGCGGACGCTCTCCTTCATTAACAATATATCTGTTTCCGCCATATATTACAACATCACCGGGTTTATATTGTACTGCTGCATTATAATCGCCTGACAAGTTAAAACCTTTGATATAAATGTCCCAGTACGTTGTATTGGTTGGATTATTACTAAGAGTATTTTGTTTTGCTACATACGAATAACCACCGTATGTGATAATATCACCTTTCTGATAATTAGTTGCAGGATTAAATTCACCTTCAAACTGTTGACCATCTACAAAACGCTGCCAGTATGCTGTTTCTGTGTACGGATTTTGATTTGTTGATTCTTGTATTGCAATATAAACAGCACCACCATATGTTACTGTCTGTCCGAGTTGGTAAAGTGTTCCGCTACCCCAGACGCCAGCATTTTCCAAACCAGCAACCATTAAATCCCATTTAGCAATATCAGGCGCAAAGGTTCCTTGTGAAGTGTGTGCTGTTAAGCAAGTGTAAACGTTCGGACCGTATTTTACTACGTCGTCCTTCACATATGCTGTGGAAGTAGCCCAATCGCCCTTCCAATTGAATTTAACTTTACCAAGTGATATAGTACTAATGGCCATTTTTTATCCTACATTCTTATAGTGTATTTATTCTTCTGTTTCGTATTCTATCACTAACTCACCATCAGTGTCAATCTTGTAAGTAGAACCGGCAACACCTACTTCGTACATAACATATTGTTCAACCTGGTCGCCATCTTGTACATCTATATCACCATTTGTGGCTTTTGTGTAAACAAGATTACCTTCAGAATCTACATTGAAACCATGAAAGCCCGTACTAGAATAACTTCCAGTACCATATGCTATTTTACGGATTTTTGCCATAGAATACTCCTGTTGTTAGTATTTATCCAATATCAGAATCTAAAAAAATCTTGTATTTCTTTGATAATTATGTATGTATAAGATAATAGGAAATAGAATGGTTAAAGACATCCAAAAACATTTTGAAAAAGAGCGTTATGTTGTGATACGTGAATTTTTAAGTCAGGAGATGTGTACAATATTGTATAGATATTTCATAATGCATTCAGAGGCTACTCGTTATAAGATGGAAAAAAGTCCTGACAAATATGACAAGGAGTGGGACGGAAAATTTGGCGATTCGTTTGGTGAACATTCATTTGCGTACTATGGAGATCCTTTAGGTGATTCTATACTTGAAATGATGTTACCTGATATGGAGTCCTTTACTGGAAAAACATTATTGCCAAATTACAGTTATTGGAGGTTATATTACACAAATGCAGAATTGCATAAGCATACCGATCGACCAAGTTGCGAAATATCATCGACTATATGTTTAGGGTATGATATCAGTAATCTTGCAGGTAATTATAGTTGGCCTATTAATCTTAGAAAATTTAGAAGTGACGACGAAGTATCTGTAATACTTAACCCCGGAGACATGTTGGTGTATAGGGGTTGTGATTTAAGCCATTGGCGAGATGCTTTTAAAGGTATTAACCATGCTCAGATGTTTTTACATTTCACTGATGCAAATGGCAGATACAAAGAAGAACTGTTTGATGGAAGGGATTTGCTCGGGGTAGCATCAGGATTAAATTAATGGAATATGCACCGTTTATATTTGGGTTAGAAATTGATCATCAAATATGTGATAAGATGATTAACTATTTTGAAGAATCTCCGCATAAGAATGCAGGGAAGGTTGGCGGACCTATACGAGTAGACACTTCTCAAAAAGATTCTACAGATGTTGTAGTAAATCCTAGAGATCCAGACCCTATAATACAAGAATATTTGTCATATGTCAAATTTGTTTGTAACAAATACATAGAAAGATATCCTTGGTCATCACTGAATCAAGCAAAGTGGAGCATTACTCAAAACTTTAATATACAACGATATTTGCCCGGACAAGGGTTTAAGTCATGGCATTGTGAACGTTCTGGACCATCGCTTATTCCAGCGACACGACATCTAGTATTCATGACGTACCTTAATGACGTCACTGATGCTGGACAGACAGAATGGTTGCATCAGAACTTATCAATCAGTCCAAAAAAAGGGTTAACGGTCATATGGCCGGTTGACTGGACACATCTCCATAGAGGAGTTGTATCAAATACACAAACAAAATATATAACTACAGGTTGGTACTCTTATGACATGGAGAACGAAGAATGATTTTAACACATAGTTATTGGTATTTTCAATCAGAGGTACCTAAGGAAACCTGCGAAAGCATTATTGAAATGGGTCTACAAAAAGAAGCAAATACAGGAGCCATACACGGAGAAAAAGATCCAGACAAGGTAAAGCAATGGAGGAATTCAGAAGTTACTTGGATGAATGATAAATGGCTATATGAAATAATGCAAGCACGAATGGACGAAGCAAATCAACGTGCTGAATGGAACTTTGATTGGGAATGGTGCGAAGAGATGCAATTTACTATATACAAGCCCGGTCAATATTATCATTGGCATTCAGATCAAAATGCAAAAACTTACACCAATGGTAACTTTGATGGAATGTATAGAAAGTTGACCACTATATTGCATTTAAGTGATCCAGATACATTTGGCGGTGGAGAATTAGAATTTGATCTAGGAAGACTGACAGATACTAAACTAGCCCCTGAATTAAGACCTCAAGGATCTATAGTAGTGTTTCCATCGTTTTTATATCATAGAGTACATCCGGTTACATTTGGTACAAGGTATACTTTGGTGATGTGGGCGTTAGGAAAACCATTTAAATGATTTATATAAGCAACACCGTTGTACATCAAACCTACATTGATTTTATTTTAAATCTTTTTAAGTCGGCACCTCAACTTGACCAATGGCACGGTACAAATATTTTAAGAGTCAAGGATGGCAAGGAAAGACTTAACGATAAAGGCGAGGCTGAATATTATCAAATTCCTGGGCACCTTTCTGGAAAAGACTATCGTGCTATTCTTGCTCTTGCAGATGTAGTAAAACAAGCAGTAGCACACGATCCCGATTATCAATACATTCATTACATAGATTTAACAGAGTACCCGCAAGGAGTTTCAAAACCCTTTCACTTTGATGTTGCTAGAGATACAACAACTGCTAGTTCAATTACATATTTAAATGACGATTTTGTTGGGGGACAAACAGTTATTAACGGCGTGACTGTTGAACCGCTAGTAGGTAGGACTGTTTATTTTAAAGGCAAGACAGAAAATCATTGTGTTATGGACGTTGTTAAAGGTTCACGGTATACCTTATCTATGTGGTACGGTACTAAACCTGCTGAGGAGTTAGATCTTTAATGCAAATTGAGGAAATATTTACATCATTTTTAGTTTTCGATAATCTTGATTTAGATAACACGTCTATTAAAGATTATTGCTTGCGGCATATAACAAAAGGTGACAATACCAATACCGGAAGTCTAGACCTTAGTGCGGACGAACTACAACCTTTACTGTCCAAAGTCATTAATCGAGTAAATGCTGTTCATGCACACATAGGGTTATCTACTAAATGGGAACAATACATATGGAGGTATTGGGCAAATTTAAATTGTACTAAAGACATTGTTGCCCCGCATTGTCATCCAGAATCATTTTTTTCGTGCGTATATTTTGTAACGGGAGAAGGAGAAGAATCAGGTAGACTAGAATTTTTAACACCAGTTAACCAGATGTTGCCTGTGGTTAATCATAAAATGATAGATACATATAACAAATACTTGTCGCCTACATGGTGGGTTGATCCTGAACCAGGGAAGTTAGTAATATTTCCATCGTGGCTGTGGCACTTTGTCAACAAAAACAATAGCAATGAAGATCGTATATCTATTGCCATAGATACCAAAGTTAGAGAACGCAAATGAACTACGAAATAATAGATAATTTTTTACCAGAAGATGATTTTAAAATGATTCAATATGGAATCATGGAGAGCCAAAATTTGGCGTGGTATCTTAATAATTTTATATCTTCAGAGGACGATTTAGTAACAAATCCAAAAGATTATTATTTTACACATCTATTCTATGCTGATCATAGAGTAAGGTCAGATAACTTTTTGATGTTTGAACAATTTTTAACTATGGTTGAATGTAAATCTCTTATTAGGATAAAGGGCAACTTATATCCATCAACATCAGAAGTTGTACACCATAGAGATCATAAGGACTACGATTTTAATCATAAGGCAGCATTGTTATTCGTTAATACAAATAACGGAGTGACAGTTTTAGATAATAAGATAGAAGTAGAATCTATAGAAAATAGAGTGTTATTATTTGATCCTCAAATACCTCATCATAGTACTACATGTAGTGATCAAAAATACAGGATAACAGTTAACTTTAATTATTTTTGATATGAATATTTTAAATTTTGTAAATGATCTACCAAAAACAATCTTTGCGCCGCAATGGAACTATTCAATTTTTGAGGCGGATATTTCTTCTATGGTAGATTTAGATGAATTGAAAGATGTCATATTGACACGAGAAAAGGATATTATTTCTCGCTACAATTATACTTCTGATTGGGGTACTGGTTTAGGTAGCACTAGCATAACATCTCGTTCAGACTCTTATAATTTATTATTTTGGTCTGAGGCACAACAGTTAAAAAATGCAATAAGATATATGCACGATCAATTTGTTGAAGGTTTAGGATTTACTACTGATGGTAATATCTATGCTCAGTGCTGGGCAAACGTAATGCGCAAAGGTGAACAAATTAAATTACATCAGCATTGGAAAAGTCCTTATACATATCTAGGAGGCCATGTATGTGTACAACAATCAAACACACATACAAATTATGTTAATCCATATACAAACGAACCTTATGCGTCAGAAAACATTCCAGGAAAGTTAACATTATTTCCAAACTGGATAGAGCATTATACTGACGTTCATCAAGGCAATAATGAACGAATTACAATAGCATTTGATATTATTCCTCAAATTGTCTTTGATGAAGATATATTTGTAAACAAGAAGGAACATTGGATTAAGTTATGAAGATAGAATCCTGGTTTCCAAAATCAATACTTGTGTGTGAGGATTTTGAAAAAGATTCTTTACAAACTATTGCATCTAATGTAACTTTGTGGGTCGAAAAAGCAGGCAGCATTAGGCAAGAAATCTTTGAAGTTAACAGCACACACTTAACTGATAATCGTATGCACTTAGACCCGATGTTTAATGACCTGACAGTAAAAATATTAGACAAAGCAAAGCAATTTGCTGTAGAATTTGGATATACAGATGATACCATAGACAAGTTATGTGTAACTAATATGTGGGCAAACATTAGTAAAGAAGGCGACTTTCTTGAATCGCATATACACCAGAACAGTTTTCTGTCGGGCGTGTTTTATATTCAGGCTCCTAAAGGTTCTAAGATTATTTTTTATGATCATAGTGATATGTCTATGGTTCCGGAATATCCTACCCAATTAAGTTATACATTTACCGCATATGAGTGTATACCTGGAAGATTATTAATGTGGAAAAGCAACTTACAGCACGGAACTCCAAAACAGCCGCCGGGTGAAGATAAGATTATCATCTCATTTAATATTAATTTTAGGATATCATAATGGATAAGTTATATCAATGGAAAACACTAAAACCAAATTCACCATTCGCTCCTGTCTTAGATTTACCTATTTGGGTCGACGAGCTAGACGAAACCTTAACGTATAAGATACTAAATTCTATTTTACATAAAGAAGAAGATATAATACCAATGCATTGGACAGAGTATAATATATTTACTTGGCCTAATGTATCACTTTCTGTGCTAAAGCAAGAAGTACGTAGGATGCACGATGAATTTTTATCTGCATTAAACTTGCCTGTACCGAAAGAACTCTGGATCAATGGTTGGGTGTATCCGCAGAAAAAAGGAATGATTTTAAAAAGACATAATCATGCTATACATGAAAATTCATATTTAAGCGCGAACATTGTATTGACAAGAAATGAAACTACAACAGACTTTGATATTCCGTATATTTCTGCAAATGATGGATTATTTGAATTAGAAAATAAAATGGGTCGTATAGCATTTTTTCCTTCTTATGTTCCTCATTCGGTAAAAGAATTAAAGGACGATTCACGTTATACAATAGGCATTGATATTATAACCAAAGAAGGAATGGAACAATTTCGAAGCAATAACAATAATCCGTTAGATCCGTTACACAGGGCAGTTAAATTATGACAACGTTAGATTTGTTTTCAACTCGTGTATACAGCATAAATTGTAATTTAGACATTGATGATATGTATACTAAGGTTAAAGAATTTCAAAAATCTACAAAAGGTATAACTATATCTAACAGGGGTGGATATCAAGGACACGGATTTTATTACGAACCTTTAGAACAAATTATCATAGACAACATTCCGTCGAGAAACGATAAACCTGATATAAATTTAAGTTTAGAGTACTGGGTTAATATTAATAATAAAAATGAATACAATGATATACACGATCATAATCCGTATGCAGGTACATTTTTAAGCGGAGTTTTTTATGTTGCTGCACCTAAAGATTGCGGAAGAATAAGATTATTCGATCCTCGGCCTTACATAACAAGTGCACCTGATATGAAATATTACAACGATGGAAATAATTACCATTCGTTTATTCCAGAACCAAACTTATTGTTAATCTTTCCTGGATGGGTTAAACATGATGTTGAACCAAACAAAAGCGATGAAGAAAGAATCTCCATCGCTTTTAATTTATTAATCGATGATTATACTTCTATTAAGTACGAGCCTTCTTAACCCATGTCCAATTTGTTGAATCCCAATCGTAATAAGATGTAGGATCTATGTTTGGCTGTGGGTATGTATCGGCAGTGTCTTCTGGATCTTGAGGAACATTTTGATGATGTGGAAATAACCATATTCCATTATCTTCATCTAAGATAACATCTAGATTATTTGGGCGCCATTCAATGAAAGCGTCTCTAACCTTATCATAAGTACCACCTATGCTTGCATAATTTAAACGCAACGGAGTCCCACCAAATCTGTGTGTGTTTCTCATAGTATTAACAGAAGTTTGTACCCAACGTTCGTGCCCACCGGACCAGTTTTTTAAAAATTCTATTCCAGTTTGTTCGTTTTCATGTCCAGTCTCGTCAAGCATGTCGTCATTGTCGACAACAACAACATCAATAACTATACCTAGATGATTTAATTTTGCAAAATGAGCCATATTCTGTCCTTATTGATACTTATACCTAACGATAACTACACCCGAACCGCCAGTTCCGCCAAAAAACTGTGGAGAGTTACGCGGGTCCTGGTCATTAGCGGCTCCACCGCCACCGCCTGTATTCGCAGTTCCAGGTGTTCCGTTACCTTCCGGACTAGTGTTTCCAGTTCCGCCGCCTGCACTGTTTGGTGGCGCCGTATTTGGATGCGGTCCGCCTGGATAACTTGCTCCACCGCCACCGCCTGCACGATATATGCTAGTACCAGTGATATTTGATGCTAGGCCTGGTCCACCAACTCCGCCAGTTTTGTTTTGGTTACCGGTTTGGCCGGCACCGCCTGCACCACCACCGCCACCGCCCATACCTGTTTGGGTAGGAGCGCCGCGGCCGCCTGGGTTGCCTTGTCCAGGTGTTCCTGAACTATTTGCGTCACGACCTTGTCCGTCAGTTCCTGATCCGCCGCCTGAACCGCCCGGATTGCCTGCTAAGTCTTGGCGTCCGCCACCACCGCCACCAGTAGCAGTTACACTAAATGCACTAGAGTTTCCTCCATTGCTTCCTTGTCCTGTACCCACACCACCGGCACCTCCGCCTCCAACAGATATCGGATATCCTGTTGCAGTAACAGTAACATTGTAAGAACCAGAAGTATCATCGTTGCCAGTGGTCAAATAGCCACCTGCACCACCGCCTCCGGCAGATCCAAAGTTATCGGTAGAACCAAAGCCACCACCGCCGCCACCGCCTGCGATGATTAAGTAACGAACCTTATTGCCATACGTTGCATCGCCGCCTACTGCATTTACGGTAAATGTTCCGTTACCGTTGAAAATATGATATTTATAATCACCATCAGTACCTATAGTATTGCCGCCTGATGCTGTCATATAAGCAGGACTTACTGTTATGCTAAAACTACGATCAGAAGTGTTGCCGGCATTGTCAGTAGCTCTTACGGTAAAGTTATAGTTTGTACTAGAACCAACACTTGGGTACGTTCCTGTAATTGCGCCAGCACTGCTCATTGATACGCCAGACGGTAATGCACCTGATGTAATAGCATAAGAAACTGTTGCTCCTGCATCTGGGTCTGTCGCTGATAATGTAATACTTGCACTTGCGCTACTATAAAAGATACCTAATGATCCTGCTGCTGTTTGCCAGGCAGGCCCCGAACCAGTTGACAATGCGTCACTTAACGTTGCATCGCCACTGCTTTGTGTAACTTTAATAGTCAATGGTCCGTCTGTTGCTAGATAATCTTGAGGAGTTGTGGCTGTTAATTGGTTAGAATTTACATATGTAGTAACTGTAGCATTTGTTTCTACTGCTCCTTGTGTAGTAAATGATACTATGGAACTTGCATCAAAGTTACTGCCATTAATAGTAATAGTTGTTCCAACTTCACCGTTATATGTTGTAGGATTTACGGAAGTAATAGTCGGAGGCGGTGCACCAAATACGCCCCAACCTAAAGAACCGTAAACTTCTGCATAACCAAGCTCTGAATTGTAACGTATTTCGCCAACTGCTCCGTTACGCTCACTGTTATCTCCTGACGGAACTGTAATACCTTCAGTTCCACCAAACTTGGTATCTGTATTTTTTTTACGTTCGTAATTTATAGCCATTTATTATAACTCCATTAGTTTCCAACCATATGTAGCACCAGTGTAAACTAAACTAAATGATGCGTCTGTAGTATTTACAGTTATGTCGTCTAGCAGACCAAAAATCTTCAATCCGTTACGTCCAATTGTTAAATTATTTGTAGCAAACGATCCTGCAACGTCGATAAATCTTATTTGATCACCTTGATTTGCTGAGGATGGCAAGTTAACCGTAACAGCATTAACACTAGTGTCAACATATAAGAATTGGAATGTAGCCGCTGTATACGGACTAGCAGTGTGGTCAACAGATACATTACTTAGTCCGCCTGCCGGAACCCATGCACTACCATTGTACACTTCAAGTGCATTAATGTCTGTATTAAATCTTAACCAACCTGAAACTGGTGAACTAGGTCTATCTGTTGTTCCGTTACCTTTAGGAACAAGTTGATATTGTGATGCAATCTGTGCAACCAATGTACCTGCAATATTAAAGTCAATAGTGTCAGTAACAGATCCGTCACCTGTAATTTCTAAGGTAGACTCATTTGGTGCAGATCCTGCTTTAAGTTGTGATGCTCCTCCAATCTTAGTATCAACATAAGTTTTAACAGCACGTTCAGTTGGTACAGCAGTGTCTGAGTTACCACTCATCGTACCGTCAGTACTAAATTCGTTTACTGTAGCACCTTGTCTACCTGCTGTAATACTACCAAGTTGCAGTTCGTTCAATCCGCTCAAGTTAAATTCTTGTGCGTTAATCGTTGATCTACCAGTAGCCTGTTCAACCTTAAAGTAGTCACCAACTCGGAAGTTACCATCTTGGTCAGTGGTTACGTAGAACACACGACCTCCATCTTCAGAAAGTGTTTCTCTGGTCTGGTCTGGAGCCTGCGAGTAATCACTAGCAATGATTACTGGATAATTTGTTAATGCGAAGCCGCCAGTACCGATGTCTAGGAAATCGTGTCCTGTCATACGTACCTGCGAGAACGCCTCACGGAATATTACTCTAGTACCATCTGATGGTGTCTTGTTACTTGGAATTGCTGGGTCAAGTGCAATGGTACAACTTCCGTATCCAGTTTTATCTGGTGCAACTGCTTCTCCTTCGTTGATGACATTTGTTATGATATCTACATTGTTACCAAGTAATGTAACTGCTCCTGCCTCGCCTGCGGTACCTCTAACTTGAGATACTCCGTTACCAGTAGTTGGTGTTACTGCGTTATCTTGTATAACATCCAACGCTACTGATTTAAGGTGTGCTATTGCAGCAAGCGTCTCTGTTTGTTGTGTAGTAATTGCAACTAAACTACTAGCATTATTGTAATATGTTAATGCTGCATCAACTGTTTCGCCGTTTGTGTTGTAATCTAAATCGTGTGATAGTGCATCTACGATTAAACCAACGTCACGATAACATAATTCTTCGTTATATACTAAACCACTATATGTATTGTTAACATATGCAATAACTTCTGCCTGCAAGAATGTTCTGTTTGCATCTAACAAAGCAATAGCATTTGGATAGTTGCCACTAGTTATTGTTGGTGCTAGATATTTTTCTACACCGATACAGAAGTAAGTTTCTTCATCGCCATAAATTTGAACAACAGACCCTTGTTTTGGTTGACGGTATACACTATTAACTGTAAAGTTAACACCTGTACCAATACCAGCAAAACCTGCTCTAGTTGCAGCAACGGTTCTTGTAATACTTGGACTTTGATTCAGTGTTAAACTAGTATCTGAAGTTGCAATGTTTACGCTCGCATCGTCAATTGCTTGTATTGCTTTGGTTGCAATCGTTGTACTTGTTACTGTTGGATTAGTCTGCGCAATGGCATAGGAACCAGAAGTAACTGTACCTATTCCGTTTTCTAGATCGCGTTGAATGTTAACTAGTAAACCATTACTATCATCATTACCGCCTAATTCTACGTTAACACCGTCAAGTATGACACTATTAAACCAAACATCGTTTGTGCTGTTTGTAACATAGTCATTCCAGACTTGGCTACCGGTAGATGTGTATCTTGCTGCCATGCCTCTACTGTAAGCATTTGTAGAGTCGTTAATGTAACCTGCAAAATAAATATCACCGCCCAACGGTAATACATCAATAAATTCGCCTTCAGAAGTAGTTAATGCAGATTGTGCTTGCCATTCAACTTCACCATCTATGCTTATTCTCATTGCAAGTGGATTTTTATTAACTGCACCAGCATCATAATAACCTGCTGCCAGCATATAGATGCCATCACCATTACCTGAGTCTAATCTTAATTTATTGATGTAAAAATCACCATAGGTATACGATGTAACGAATGAACCTTGATCAGTCATTCTAGCAATTATCGCTTCGCCTGCTGTGCTGTCATAAAGTGATATGAATAAATCGTCTTCTGCTGTCGCATCACCTTCGGCAGTATATGTCTCTGTAGATGAAGTTGCTGGAACTGCATAACATATACTAGTACCTGCAACAGTATCTACAGAACTGTCATTGTAGTCTAGTGCCTTTGACCAACTGATGATGCCGCTTGGCTGAACCTTAGAAACCGATGTTCCGTATGTTGTGTGATTAGATAATGCATACAAGTATGTTGTTTGGTCAGTTGTTAGATCGATAACCTTATCGGTGTCGCCAAGTGTTTTTTGCCAACCAATTTCACCTGCTGTGTTAATTTTTAATAAGAAACCTTTATTCGTTGCCGCATCATAAACTACACCACCGCAATATACCTGATCATCGAATTCAACAATAGAATTTAAACTTCCGTATGCTGATTCATATGTATAAATCCAACTTACACCACCACCCGAATCTAGTTTTGTAATGAACGGATAAGATGCTGCGTTATTCCAAGAACTTGTTGGTCCAGTGCTCGTAGGATTTGTGTGACCTACCCAGTATGTTTCGCCTCCAGCACCTTTATATGATGCATTAAGTTGTACGTTTGATCCAAACGTAGCAATAGAATTAAGAGTATCGTCGTCAAGTTGTAACAATCCAACTAACGGTGTTTCTGCTTGCGAGTAACCTTTAGCAACAGATCCATATGTACCGTACGAGTTGTTACCTTGGATAGCACGGATCTTGCCGCCGCTTTCTGCTAGATAACCAATATCACAATAGTATGTAAAGCATGATACAAGTTCTGAACGTCCATCGTTTCTTACGATCATTCCGTAACCGTCTGAGTTGATCTGTGTCCAGTCGTTTGCAACGATAGACTTATAACCACCGTTATGCAATGCACCATCAATGATCATACCGGTGCCGCCATCAGTAAATGATGTACAGTTTTGTACATATGGTGATTGCGAAGTAATCCAAACGCTTGTGTCATCTGGACCCGAACCTGGATCAAGTGATACACAAACTGCACCATTGCTAAATCCGCGGAATACTATGTTACGAATACGTGTGCCGTTGTTTACATGGAATACAAATGAGTTTGCGTTTGGAGTAGATCCGTCATCTGAAATACCTACACCAAAACCATTGTCTACTGTGTTGTTTGGACTAACTGTTACAGCACCAAGACCGTCACCTTCAACAACTACTGCACGACCAAGTTTAATAGGACATTGTTCTTCGTATGTTCCTGAGAACACAGAAATTTTACATTGTCCATAATTATAAGTTTCTGTTGCTGCTTTATGCAACGTTCTCCACGCAGTTGCAGGAGTTCGGCCATCATTTGCATCATCACCTGTTAATGAAACATAGAAGTTTTGTTCAGGTGCTCTTACACCCCAACTAGGTAACCCATTATTAACAACTAAGAAAGATCCAGCACCACCAATCGGTAATCTTTCTACTGCGCCACCTGCATTACGATAAATGATATCACCGGTTGCAGTCATTGGCGAGCTAATATCACCTTGTGCTAAACTTTCCCAATAAGTTGCTTCAGTGCTTGGGTTACCAGCAAGAGAAGTGTTATGAGGTTGTATACAAACATAACTAGAACCGCTATATTCTACAACGTCATCAAGTTTATATTCTGCACCATTGATCCATGTGCCCTTCCAATCAAGACCTTTGTTTAATAGACCCCATAATAGACTATCTGTAGGTAACACATTACTTGCACTGGTATGACCATCTATACAAATATAACTACGAGCACCATATCGAACTATATCACCAATCTTATATGCTACGCCTGATGCCCAATTGTCTGCCCATTGTTGTCCGTCACTGAACAAATCCCAGTAACTAGCATCTGTAGGATAGTGTTGATAACTTGTTGCTGTACAGATATAGTTTCTAGCACCGTAGTTAACGATTTCGCCAGGCTTATAAGTTGTTACATGGCTATAAGTACCTTCCCATGCTTGACCATCTGTATGTAATGTCCAATATGTAGGGTTATCTGCAAGCAATAAACCTGTGCTAGTATAACCTAAGATATTAATGTATGTACGCGGACCATACTTAACTATGTCACCGATTGCATACTCTACGCTATTGTCGTCAAAGTCGCCGCGCCATTTAGTACCGTCTGCAAACAAGAACCAATAAGCAACTTCCGTTGGTTCATTTCCTTGTGAAGTAGTATGACAAGCGTAAATTCTTCCACCAAAGTTTGCAAGCTCACCTGGTAGATACGTTGTAGACGACTGATATGTACCAACATGGCGATATCCTCTATTTAAGATATCCCAGTATAATGTATCCGTTGGTGCGTTACCGGTAGATGGTTGTAAATTAATGTAAGTGTAGCCACCGTATCTAACGATGTCTCCACGTTGGTATTCTGTAGAATTATCGTAGTTACCGTCCCATTCAACGCCTCCTACTAGTCTTGACCAAAAATCTTGACTGTTTGGCGAAGTGTCTGTAGAATCTCCAGGACCGTGATCTAATATACAAATATAAATCGCACCACCGTAATTTACGATGTCGTTAACTTGATAACTTGTAGAATCATTCCACTCGCCGGCCCACGCAACACCTTCAGCCATTAATTCAAATTTGGTGAAATCAAATTCTGATGTAGAAGTATGATTTGCGGTACATACATAAGCGGAAGGACCGTATTTTACTACATCATCTTTGATATATTCAGTGGTTGGTGTCCAATCGCCTGCCCAATGAAATTTTAATCTACCAAGTACTAGTTCTGCCATTTGTTAATCCTTGTAATCCACTTGTATTTAGTTTGGCCCTGCATATGTGTATGGTTCATTGACAGTTGCTACTAAAAACCCTAAGTTATCAATGTAAAAATTTAATTGTAAACTATCTATTAACCATTGATCATAATTCTCACCGTCTTTACGATCAGCATCATTACGTCCGCCTGCTGTAAAATCTACAGCATCATCCAATCTAGATCCATCAGTTAATTCTATTCTTGCGTTTCCATCATATAAAGACGTCTTAGTCCAGATCAATTTTCCTTCAGAATCTCTAAAAAATCCGTGGAACGCTTGCCCAGCATAAGTGCCGCCGCCACCGCCGCCACCGCCGTCTGCTAATTGTCTGGCTCTAGATGTTGTCATTATAAGATTTAACTCCGTTATTGTTATTTATCTTTATTTTGAAACACTAATGCCTCCACTAAAAATCTGTGGATTATGACTAGTGAATGGAGTTTTAAGATATAAATTTGCAGCACCTTGTAGAGCCCGGCCGTTTTGATAATCAATACTCGGTGTGCCAGTTGTAGGATCGTACAATCTTCCTGTTTCGCCATATCTTTGTATGCATTTTAATACTTCTGTGTAAGACATATCCGGTCTTGCTTGTAACCAACATGCTATTATACCAGCAACCTGTGGACTTGCCATTGATGTTCCTGATATCTTAGTTGCTTTATAATTCGAGTTTAATGGATAATCAACAGACCCTGTATTATTTGCAATGGTCGAACCATCGGGAATAGCACTCATGATGTATCCACCCGGAGCACAAATATCTATCCTAGGTCCTTTTGTTGAACTGTTAAACAATGGTTCTTGACTGCTTTGATAAACATAACTAATATTACCAACGGATATAACGCCAGGTTGTCCCATTGGTGTAGATCCTCTATGATAATAGTTTATTGCGCCAACAGTTGATTCCCAATAATTGTTATAATCTAACCCTGTAGTTACATCTGCTTTATGGCTGTCATTTCCTGCCGCAGCGACAAGTATAATACCATCGTCTAAACAGTCTTGGATGTCTGCATCTACTGATGTAACCCTAACTGGATATGTCCAAAATCCTGTACTACTCTGTAACCCTTGAACCATTCCTTTTGTAGCGTCCATTGAAGTACCGGTCCATGATGCTCCTCTATAACTTCCGCCAGCAATATCAGCATAATTGGCAAAATATCCCCAACTCATGTTAACAACTGTTGGTCTACCGTCAACCTTAGCATTATGCCAACCTCGTATTAAGTTAAAACTTGCAGAAACACCATATGTTTGGCCTGGGTCGTCTAGTATTTTTATAGAATAAATTTTTGAACTTTTAGCCCATCCGTACAAACGTCCTGCTGCTGTGCCAGCAACATGGGTTCCATGGCCGTCAACATCTCTATAATGATTTACAGGTTGCGTATATGTTCCTGACAGGCCGGCAGCAGAGGGCCAATCAATCTGTTGTAATCTAGTATCGTCACCGGCTCTATTAAGCCATTCAGGATGATTTGGATCTATTCCGCTATCTTGTACGACTACATCAACACCCTCGCCATCAAGTGTATACGGAAACTGATAAGAATATTCTGCTGTAGAGCTGCCGCCAAACGGATCGTTTGAAGTGCTACAACTAGCCATACCCCAGTTATAATGTGTGTTGTCAAGTGTAGTTTGTTTGGTATATACTTTTGAAGTTTCTAAGATTGCCCTTATAAGAAAGATTCCATTATCTTGTTTAGATCCATATCGAACATCAATAACCCTTGGGTCGTCTTTAAGAGCAGTTGCCTGCTCTCGAGTCATTACAAAATCAAAATTTCTACGACTTCCTGGCTTCTCATCCCATAGTTCGTATCCAGAATCTAACATTTGGTTTACAAATTGTTCCGTGTCTACGCCCTTGTGTAAGGTAACTACACATCTGTTTTGATCTTCAGTACTCATCAGTATAATGCATTCCAACTAGATCCATCGTAGAATACTGGATATGGAACTGCTCCTCCTTTGCTTCCTGGATCCCAAGTTGTGCCGTCTGCTACTGCAATGGTTCCTGCAACTACTGTTGGTGCGCTAGTTAACGGAGTTAATTCTAACCATTTAGAAATAGTTACAGCACCAGTAACTTGAACTTCACCGGCACCACTTGCGGCATTTAAAACGATATCACTACCGGACGTAAATGTTGGAACCCCTGCACCAGTTGATGTAAGAGTTTCTGCTTGTACTTCTCCTGCTACTGCTAATACATCAGTTCCTTCGTTCCATGTTATATCTGTTGTTTCTGATACAATAGTACCTGTAGATGAATAATATGCGAGTCTATTTGCAGTACCTGAATTAACAGTACCAGAACCACTACCTGTTGCGTTGATTGTTATTTCGTCGGTAGATGCGTTTGTGCTTATGGTAATGCCAGTTCCTGCAACAAATGTAAGTGTATCAGTTGCAGAATCTGCGACGATATTGCTTTGTCCTGATACAGCAATGTTCTTAAATGCTTCAGTTGCACCACTAGTCGATCCAGTGTAGTTAATCGTAAGTGTATCGCCTGATATCGATGTAGAAATATCAGTGCCGCCTGCGATAGTTAATGTATCTGTGTTACCTACTGCTGTTGTAGAACCTGAATCAGAATTAATAGTGTACCACACGTCTGATGCTGCTGCTGAGCTTGCGATCGTAATGGTGTCTGTTGTAGAATTGGTTGTAATAGTTACGCCTGTTCCTGCAACTAGAGTTAATGTATCTGCACTAGCATCTGCAGAAACTGTCGTTTGTCCACTTACTGCAATGTTTGAAAAAGAATTAACCGTTGGTGTTCCTGTAATTGTAATTTCATTTGAGCTTGCACTCAATGTAATTCCTGAGCCTGCTACTAAAGATTTAAATTGTAAATCTACGCTGCTTTTTTGTGCAAATATTCCGGTTCCTGCACCTAAGTTACTTGCAGTATTTGTTTCTCCACCGGTTGGTATGGTTATAAAACTTAACGTGCCTGAGCCGTTGGTTGATAATACCTGTCCTGAAGTTCCGTCAGTGACATCTAATTTTTGTATGTCAATGAAGTTATCGGGCACTTGACTGTATGCTATTTGGCCTGTTAAGTCAAAAAAGTTTGTAACTGCTGCTCCGCCGCCGCCTCCGGATACTGAAATAAATGAGAGATTTCCAGAACCATCAGTAGCAAGTACCTGGCCAATTGATCCATCGGATACATTTAATTCTCTAACACTTATTGTATTTTCTTTTATTTGTGCATTGCTTGCTGTACCTTCAATATCGCCGCCGACAACAGGATCCTGTGTAGGAATTGATTGGAAACTAAGTGTGCCTGCACCGTCGGTGGTTAATACCTGACCAACTGTTCCGTCGGAAAATACCAATTCCGATAAGCCAATTGATCCTGCTGCAATGCTTGACGATGTTACAGGACTAAAACCTCTTACGGTTATCTCTGAGTCGGAAATTGGAGCATTTACTGTTGAATCGTCTTCGGTAAATGATACAATATTCTGGTCAATGAGTCTCCAGTCTAAATCCTTTGTTAAGGTTACACCATTAACTGTAACAATTAAAAAGTCTCCATTTGCTACACTAGCACTTAACGGAAATTCATATGTTGTTCCGTCTCCGTAAAAGGTATCAACAAAGACGCTAGGAAATGGTCCCATACCTGCCCAAATACCAGCAGCATATCCTTCAAATATATCTAACTCAGTATTATAACGAATTTCGCCTTCTAATGGAGTAGGATTTCTTTCTGCGGTAGTACCACGGGGTATAGTAATACCCTTAGTACCTGATATCTGCAAATTTTCTTGTATTTGGCCGCGGCCGGCACGAGTCTTTGCCATATCGTTACCTTACTTCTTCAATAAAGCCCAGTTAAACACTAGTTGATAATTGTTTGTACTACTAAAGTTTGTTCCTCTCAGTCTATAATACCTATATGCGGTTCTGTTAAGATTTTGATCCATAGGTATCCAAAAATCAGGGCGTGTAAGAATCCTTGAGTAATTGTATCCGGCGCCGCCATACGCATTCCAATACAAATAACCACCATAATCTTCGTGCTGACCTGGGTGATAACTCCATTCGCAAATGGTATACCAGTTTGAAGCATCGTTTGAGGCCTGTATAAGATTTTGATTACTCATGTGAGATCCGCCAGGATAGCCAATTACATATGTGTAATCAAATGCTACTGCTGATCCTAGATCTACTTGAATATATGAATCATTGCCATTATGTTGGAATCCGTATGATGTCCAACTACTAGTAGTACCTCTATCAATTGCGTCAGCAAGATGTGATGGACTGCCTCCCAAACCACTAGCATTGTTATAACTCCAACTAAATGATCTAGCATCACCTAATGGTCCTGACGGAGTTAAGTAATTTGTGTAATCAGATGCGTCTACGTCTCCAGTTTCCAAATATACCAACAATGTATCACCGGTGTTGCCACCGCCTGGACCAACGGCTGCATATGGTGTATTTAAAAGTCCGCCATAGTTACCTGGAGAATCAATGTTACCCCATAACATGCCTGTAGCCCATACAGAGCCGCCAACATAACCTAGTGTTGGTACGTCCAGTTTTTCACCACCAGCGTTGTTGTGTTGGAATTGCATCTTACCTTGTACATTTGTCCAGTTAGTTGATCCTGGTGCAGGTGTTACAGCATAACCACCGTTTACACTTAACGGCCAACTAGAATATGGTCTCATAAAGCAAGTTACAATGTTTTCAATTATAGAATCTCTTCTAAATCTCCAACGAACACCTGGTTTATTTTTACTAGTAAATGTTACATATGTCCAGTCATTCCAGAACGGATAATTATTCTTGTCTACCATTACAACACCGCCAGTTGACGACTCGCTGATATTATCCCAAGTTACTAAGTCAGGACTAGTAACAGTCGAACTTCCTGCGTCAGTAAGTGCTGCAACTAGAATTCTTTCTGGTGTTGGCGCTACTGTTGCAGAAAATGCTCTAGTTTCGCTTTGACCGTTTGATGTTGCGTTTAATGAAAAACTATAATTTGTGTTTGACGCTACGTCTGCTAGGTATCCTGAGATAGAATTACCTGACAATGCTGTTCCTGCAGGTAATGTTCCGCTTGCCAATGAGTAACTTACAGAGGTGCCGTCTGGATCGCTTGCGCTTACTGATATAATTCCTGATCCGGTTCCTAAAGCAGCATCATATCGAATGACTACTATTCCACTACCACCAGCACCTGATGCAAACGTTTGGTGACTTGCACCTCCGCCACCACCACCGGTATTCTCACCAGCATTGCCGCCGCCAGTACCACCTTGTCCAAGATGTCCGCTGAATACTTGGTAAAATGGTGCGCCTGGCTTTCCGCTGTTTTCTGCTGTTCCACCGCCCGAACCTGGATTTGCATTATTTGAGGCACCGCCACCACCACCACCAATGCCGCCATTGCCGCCGGATAACGAGGTATATGCGCCACCTCCGCCGCCTCCGCCATAATAGAGGTTAAGTCCCGTAATTCCGCTTACTATTCCGGGTCCACCAGCACCGGCTCCTGTTGAATTTGAACCAGCTGATCCAGATCCGCCTGCACCACCACCGCCACCGCCGGGATATGCTGGACTGCCGCCGCCTCCAGAGCCTCCTGAAGTTCCTTGACCTGAAGTACCAGAGCCTCCGCTTGAGGTTCCATAGCCGCTGGCGCCGCCGCCAGAGCCACCACTTTGTGCTGCTACACTAGAAGAGCCACCACCGCCTGCGCCGCCGCCAACTGCTGTGTTTCCGAACGCACTTGATGATGTACCATTATTGTAAGATGTTCCTGTTACGCCATTTTGTCCCGCTACAATTGGGTATCCGCCACGGCCGACTGTAATGGTATAGTTTGTACCGGCACTTACTGATGCTGTTGTTTCGATGACACCACCAGCACCGCCACCTCCACCTAAATTACCGCCGCCAGCACCGCCACCGCCTACTACTAGTACGTCAACGGTTCCTGAAACAGGTGATGTCCAAGTATATGTAGCAGGACTTAAAAATTTAATTACTTGGTAAGTGGTTGCGCCCGAAGTATATTGGTAAGTTTCTGCTCCAGGCAAATCTTGTCTGTCATAAAATGTGCCTAAACTGCCTGCAGCAGTTGACCACACTGGGTCGCGATCTATTGTTCCTGCTGGTTCTAATACTGAAGATAATCCAGAACCGTTTGTTACCTTAACATTAAAACTCTGTGCGCCAATGTATCCTACACTACTTGCATTTGTCGCTGCTGTTAATTCCGTAGAACTTACAAATGTTGTAACCAATGCCCTTGGAGTTCCACTTACAGCAGCACCTTCAATATAAACAATAGCATCGCTACTAAAATTTGATCCGGTTACGGTAATAGTTGAATCTGTATCTTCATTAATTATTCCGGATATGCTGCTTACTACTGGTGGTGGAGCAACTGCTGCCCAACCATTTGCTGTAAAAAATTCAGGTAAGCCGCTAGATGTATTATAACGCAATTTTCCTAAGACGTCTGCCCCTCTAGCCGCTGTTGCCCCGTTTGGTATAGTTACACCAGCTTCGCCGCCAAATGTTGTGTTTTTATTTTTACTTTTTGAATAATTTGCCATGTTATACCTCTGCTAGTTTCCATCCGTAAGTTGAGCCAGTATAAATTAACTGGAATGCTGCATCATCTGTATCAACTGTTAAATCGTTTGTATCTCCTAACAGTTTTTCTCCGTTTCTTGCTATTGTTAAATTGTTTGTTGCAAGGTTACTTGCAACATCCATAATTCTTACATTATCGCCTGCGCTAGGTGATGCAGGTAATGTTACCGTTACTGCGCCTCCGCTAGTATCAATGAATAATCTATCATTATTAAGTGCCGTGTACGGCGAATCGCCCACGGCTTTGGTTATCCAAGGATTACCACCACCAATGCCGCTCCATTGGCCGTTTGAATAACCTTCAAACATGCTAAGATCAGTATTATACCTAATCTGTCCTTCTGCTAGTGCAGGGCCAGATGGTCTATCAGCAGTTGCACCTTGAGGAACTAATATGTATTCCTTGCCAATTTGCGCTACTGTTACACCGGCAATATCAAAGTTAATTGTGTCTGTAGCAATACCTGTACCACTTACTTCTACCTGTGATTGTGTAGGAGCATTACCTGCTACGATCGATCCAGCGCCTGCTACTGCTTGTGCAATTTCATTGTCTACATATGTCTTAACTGCCTTTTCTGTTGGTACAGCAGTGTCTGAATTATCAGCAAACGTACCATCTGTTGAGAACTCATTAATAGTAGCACCCTGTTTGCCTGCTGTGATTGATCCTAATTGTAATTCATTCAAGCCTGCAAGGTCAAATTCTTCAGAACTCAACGTAGCACGGCCAGTTGCTTGTTCAACCTTAAAGTAGTCGCCAACTCGGAAGTTACCATCTTGGTCAGTGGTTACGTAGAACACACGGCCACCATTTTCGCTTAATACTTCTCTGTCTTGACTTGGTGCTTGCGTGTAATCACTAGCAATGATTACCGGATAGTTTGTATCAGCAAAGCCACCAGTACCAATGTCTAGGAAGTCGTGTCCGCTCATGCGTACCTGGCTAAATGCTTCACGGAACGTTAAGTGTGTCAAATTATCTGGTGTCTTGTTGCTTGGAATTGATGGATCAATAGATATTGAACACGTACCGTAGTTTGTCTTAGACGGAGCATTGCTTAATCCACCGTTAAGAATGTCAATAAGTGCTTGTACATTGTTTTCTGCAAGAGTAACTGCTCCTGCTTCTGTAGCAGTTAGTCCTGTAACCTGACTTGCACCAGATGCATAACTTGGACTTACTGATGATTGATTTAAAACGTCATCGATTATTGACTTAACATATGTCCAGGCTGCTACATTTTGTGCTTTTTCGGTAGTTAAAGAATAAAGACCACTTGCATTATTCCAATATGTGTAAGCAGCATCAATGGTATTACCGTTTGATGCATGATCTAAATCATCAATAATAGCGTCAATGATTAATCCTACATCACGTTCGCATGTTACCGCATCGTATGTAAATCCGACGAATGGAACAATGCCTGTACTGATTGCATTTGCAATCCAACCAATAACTTCTTTTTGAAGGAATGCTTTGTTTTGTGTTAAAATATTTTGTGCATTTGGATTATTACCAGTTGTGTAACTAGGTGCCACGTAATTTGCAACGCCAATCACAAAGTACGTTTCTGAATCACCATCAATTTGCAATACAGAACCGTCCTTAGGTATACGATTCAACGAATCAACGGTAAACTGTACACCTGTACCAATGCCAGCAAAACCGTCACGAGTAGCAACTACCGTTCTTGCTTGGCTAGGTGTTTGATTTAATGTTAATGTCGTATCTGACAATCCTAAAGTAACTGAATTTGAGTCAATGTCGTTGATTGCTTGTTCAACAATGGTATTACTTGTAACGGTTAGGCTTGCTGTTCCGTTGAAGTTATACGAGCCCGAAGTTACCGTTCCTATATCGCCTACTTGGTCTCTTTGTACGTTTAGGATAACAGCATTGCCTTGTTCAATACCTGCTGCAATTACGTTAACACCATCGAGCATTATACCATTAAATGATAAATTGTTTGTTCCATTATCAAAGATTGCAGCCCATACCGCAGCACCACTCGATGTATATCGTATTAATAATGCTGTGTTATTATTATTTGAACTTTCGTTTATATAACCGACTGCGTAAACATCATTACCATATGGTAGTATATCTTTAAACTCGCCTTCTTCGGTACTTAGCGCAAATTGTTTTTGCCACTGCACTGCACCGTCTACTGACAGTCTAAACATTATAGGATTCTTGTTAACTGCACCAGCGTCATAATAACCAGCGGCCATTAAGTAAATGCCATCGCCGTTACCTGTGTCAAGTTTTAAACTATTAATTCTTACATCACCGTATTGATATGTAGCAACATAACTACCAGTTGAAGTTATTCTTGTAACCAATGACTGGTTTACAGTTGAATCATAACTTGATACATATAAGTTATCTTCTGCTGTTGCATCTCCTGCCAATGCATATGTATCGATAGAAGTAGTAGGTGATCCTGCAAATGTACATGCCGTAGCAACTAGTGTATTTGTAGCAGAACTATCATTATATTCAATAGTTGTGCTCCATTGTTCTACACCTGCCGGATTTAATTTAATTACGCTTGAACCTGCTGTAGAGTGCGTACCAACTGCATATAAGTTATTGCCGTCTGTTGTAACATCAACGATTTCTGTGGTATTACCGATGGTCTTTTGCCACTGGATTTCACCTGCTTTTGATATCGAAAGGATGAAACCTTTGTTTGTACCGTCATACACGACACCACCACACATGATTCTGTCGCTTACTTCAACGGCACTATGTATAGCACCATAAGCACTTTCGTATGTGTAAATCCAATCCAATGATCCTGCTGAATTAAACTTAGCAACAAATGGATACGATGCAGCATTGTTCCAACTTGATGTTACATCTGTTCCTGTTGGAGCAGTATGGCCTACAAAGAATCTATTACCAACGGTATCTCTATAAGACGTAAACACATGAACACTTGATGCTAACTGCTGTACGCTATCAATAGTTTTGTCATTTAATCTTAATTTACCTAATAATGGAGTTTCTGCCTCTGAATAACCTCTTGCTACACAACCATATTCACCGTATGAGTTATTACCAACGATACCACGTATCTTGGCACCACTTTCTGCTAGATAACCAATGTTACAGTAATATGTAAAGCAAGAAACGATTTCAGTTCTACCATCATTTAATGCATGGATACCAATACCATCCGAGTTAATCTGTGTCCAGTCGTTTGCAACCATTGACTTATAGCCACCGTTGTGCAACGATCCGTCAATCTTAAATCCAGTACCACCTGGAGTAAATGAAGTACAGTTTTGTACATAAGGTGACTGCGAAGTAATCCAAACACTTGTGTCATCTGGACCGGTACCCGGATCAAGCGATACTAGCACAGAACCAGTACTAAAGTTGCGGAATACAAAGTTACGTAGTCTAGCACCATTGTTCATATGGAACACATATGAGTTCGCATTTGGAGTGGAACCGTCGTCTGAAATACCTACACCAAATCCTTCATCTCTAGTAGTATTTGGAGATATAGTAACTGCTCCAAGACCGTTACCTTCCATTACAACATTTCTGCCTACACGCATAGGACACTGTTCTTCATACGTACCTGCATGTACGTTAATACGGCATTGTCCTAAACTAAACGTTTGTTCTAGTGCGTGTTTAATTGTGCGCCAAGAAGTTGTTGGTGTGCGGCCATCATTTAAATCGCTTCCGTCTAATGATACATAGTAATCGTTCTGTGGCGTTCTATGACCCCAACTAGGTATACCATTATTAACGATCAAGAACGAACCATCATCTCCGATACCTAATCTTGTTGTAGCACCACTAGCATTGCGATAAATCATATCACCTGTAGTAGTCATTGGCGAGCTCATATCGCCGTATGCTAATACTTCAAATCTTGTAGGATCTGTTCCAGGAGTTATACCTGTAACATCGTCATCTATACAAACATAAGAACTTTGACTATATTCAACAACATCGCCATATTGGTAGGTTGTTCCAGCATTATATGTTCCTTGCCATTTTAAGCCGTCGCTGTATAATGTCCAATATGTAGCATTTGGCGGCTGGGTTACTGACGATCCGTCATTGTCATGTCCTTCGATACAAATGTAATTTCTAGCGCCAAATTTAGCAATATCGCCTGGTAGATATTCTTGTTGGTCAGTCCATACGCCTCTAAATCGAACGCCTTCACTAAAGATAGTAAAGTTAATGTTTACATCTGGTTGATTGCTATTTGTTTCTCCTGTACATAGGTACATGTTTCCGCCATGCTTAACTAAATCGCCTGGCTTATATTCTGTACCTTCTGCCCAGTCGTTTCTATAATTAAATCCGCCTACAAACAGTCCCCAAAACGCCGTATTGGTAGGTAGCGAACCTAGTGGTCTAAAACCTTCTTTTACATAATATTTGTTACCACCATACTCAACTACATCACCCGGACGATACTGAACTCCGGCATCAAAAGTTCCGCGCTGTTCGTAACCTTTTACGTAAACATCAAAGTATGTAGTGTTTGTTGGATTGTTTGCTGTAGAATTTTGTTTAGCAACATATAAGTATCCACCGTAGACAACAATGTCGCCTTTTTGATATGTTGTGTTTACAGTCCAGTCACCTTCAAATTGTTGTCCGTCTACAAACTTTTCCCAATCCGCAGGGTTTGTATATGGATTAGCATTTTGATTTTCTCTTAAGGCAATATAAACAGCACCACCATAAGTAACTGTTTGGCCTTTCTTATACAGTGTTGATTGGTTCCATGTTCCGGTATTTTCTAAACCTTCTGCCATTACTTCAAACTTAGCAGAATTGTCAGCAAACGCTGCTCCTGAAGTGTGTGCGTCAATACAGACATATGCTGTTGGACCATACTTTACAATATCGTCTTTATTATATGCTGTACTGGCGGCCCAATCGCCTTTCCATGTAAATTTAAGGTTACCTAGATTAATAACTGTCATTGCGGATTCTCACTAAACGTATAAATTAACTGTCCATTACTATTTATTGAATATGTGCCGTCATCAGTTCCTATATACTTTTCCGTATACAAATCATTGCCGTTTCCGTCTTTTAACATAACTTCTGCACTGTGAACTTTTGTATAAATTAAATCACCGTTTGAGTTTTTTGTAAATCCGTAAAAACAACTTTTACCTGATTGTACAGGATTACCAATATATTTAGGTATGACTGCCATTATTAACTAATCTCCAATACACTAATAGTAACGTCTGCACTTGCTGCGGTATTTGATCGAACACATACTTCTTGATCTGGAAGCACGACTAATTTTTGTTCTCCTCCTACTGGAACGAGTGCCTGTCCTGGTTCTATAGTAGTTCCTTTTAATAAGTAAACTTCTGTAGAATCTGTATCTCTTATGAATAAGTCAACGGCAATATTGCTATCGATAACATTTGCAACTGTGTATCCTATAATAGTTGAATACACGCCTCCGGCAGGTAATGTGTATACTGTTACATCACCTGTACCTACTTGACTGTTTAATGTATTTGTAAATGTATTTGCCATTGCTTTATCCTAATGCGATTGCATAGACGATTGCTGCGTCTTCTGCTTCTTGTCTTGTAATAACGTTTGGACTAATAATTGTCGCAAACTGTACTATACTTATTCTATCTCCATCTGCTGGCGTATCATCAGTAAACGTAACCGTTTTTCCGGAAGCATTATATACTGCCGGGTCTTGGTAAATGTTTTCAACAAATACCATTAATGTTCCGCCATCAGTTATTTCAAGATCTACATCAAATGACTGATTACTTCCGTCGCCGGTATACTCATATCTTCTAACACCTTGATAACTTGGAGCACTTAAGAATCTAACATCAATACGTGCTTCATCTTCCGGAGCAACAACCGAACTAGATTCATCAATAAATCTTAATATTCTTCCATCAATTGTATAAGCAAAGTCGGGCTCTTGAACAACACCGTTAATGCTTACCATTATAGCGCCGGTGCCATACGGTTCTTTCTTTAATAAGAATTCAAATGTTGCGCCGTCGCCTATAAATTTTTGGAAGTCTGCCGGGGTACCTGTGCTGATTCCTAATCCGCTCCAAGCAGCACCATCAAAACCTTCAAAATATTCTAAGTCTGTATTATAACGTATTGATCCTGCATCTGGTGTTGATGGTCGTTGTAATGTAGTACCTGTTGGTATTTCTAAATTACCAGTTGAGCTAAATGCTATTTCACCATCAACTTCTGCTGCATCACCGCTATCAATAGATCTTACAATCTTATCTGCATCTGTAAACGTAACTTTATTTGCCGTTTCGCTATTAAGTTTAACGCTTGCTACGCTTACGTCTTGATAATCTGTTATTGCTACATTACCTTTAACAGTACCTTGTTCAATCGTACTGATAAATGCAAACTCATCTGCCGATTCGTCGTAAATAATACCTTTGTTAATATCAATGCCACGCTCAAATATTAAACCTATATCAACTTGGTTATTGCCTATAGCATTGTAGTTTAAGGTTGTTAACGGATCGCTAAAGAACACATTACCCGAACTTGCGCCTTCTGCAGGACTACCTTCAATAATAACTCTACCAGTACCAGCAGCACGTAAGATTAAATCTTCGTTTGTGTTAACTGATTCAATTACATTTCCTCTAATTTGAATGGTATCATCTATTAACACACCGTTACGGCTAATGCTCATCATTTCTTTACTTTGCGGTGAGTCTTCAGGGTTATTTGAGCCTACGAAGAATTTAAATGTATCTTCATCGTTACCTGCTGTTTCGACCGTAGCATATGTATCTGCGTCAGTATCAGTTAAACTTCCGCCACCTACGCTTGCAAATGTTGAACCATTCCATGCTTCAATGGTATTTGTAGCAGTATTGTAACGTATCATACCTGCTACGCCTGATGCAGGTCTATCTGCAACATTACCTGCTGGAATTCTAACTGCACTAGTACCGTCTAGGTATACAATGCCTGTTCCGTTGCCGCTTAGTACTAAGTCTGCATTTGATTGTATAGTTCTAATAGTGTTATCGTTAATACGTAACTCATTGTTTTCGATATTATTATCAAAAACTTTAAATGTTCCATTGTCAAGAGTAGCGTTTAAATTTCCAGCATTATAAAAATACAATGTATCTTCGTCTGAGCCTGATGATAATTCAGGAGCAATGTATGTGTCGCCGTCAACATCTCGAACACCACCTAATGAGCTCCAGGCGCTACCGTTAAAACCTTCAAACTGTGTGCTGTCAGTATTAAATCTAATCTGGCCCGTTGTGCCAGAGCCTCTTTGAGCACTATCACCAACTGGTAATTTAATTGAGTTGGTGTTAACAAAATCAATGTATCCGGTACCGTTTGCATTAAATTCTAAGTTGCTGTTTGAAATTTCTGTTTGAATTCTATTACCTTCGATAGTAATGTCGTCAACAACAACTTTAAGCACATTAAATTCGTCTTGATTTAATGTAGCACTTAGTTGCCCACCAGTGTAAAAATATAATGTATCTTCATCAGTACCGGGTCCGATTTCTGGTTGAATGTATGTATCACCGTCAACGTCTCGAACGCCACCTAATGAGCTCCAAGCAGTACCTTGATATCCTTCAAATTGCTGGGTATCGGTATTAAAACGTATTTGCCCTGTAATACCTGCAGGACGTACTGCATTACTACCTACTGGTATGCGTAATGCTTGATCTGTATCAATATATACAGTTCCTGTCCCTTGAGGACGTAATTCTAAATCAGCGTTTGAATCTTGTATGCGTATGTAGTTGTCATTAATTTCTATAGAATCAACTTCAATTTGTCCAGTATATAAAGTTTTCCAACCCTTAATTGCACTACCTAAGTTGTATAGGTTTGGACCGTTTGGAATTAAGTCCGAAGTAAAATCTGCAATAACTTCTATAGTGTCAACATCTTGGTCGCCAACTCTAATGTTACCGCCTAAGTAGATATCTCCGCTTACATCGATGTCGCCAGTAACCTTAGCATTACCGGTGATAGTTAATGTGTCTACTCCGCCTACATTTCCAAATGTTAAGTTTCCATTATCTTCTAGTTCACCATCAGTGCCAGCAAGTACAACCCTACCAGCGGTTAAGTCTTCTACATTTACACTTGCAAGTTCAGTTTGTCCGTTTACATCAAATGTTCCAGTAACATTGGTATTTGCTAGTAATTCAATGGTTCCTGTACCATTAACCTCAATTTCAAAGTTTGCGTTTGAAGCAGTTGTTTCAATTCTATTGCCGGCGATGCGTATATCATCGGTGTTTAATGCTCCGCCATTAATATCGCCTACGACACTAAAGTTTGTATTAAGTTGGAATAAACTACTATCAAGTGCGGCACTTAAATTGCCGCCAGTGTAAAAATATAATGTATCTTCGTCAGTGCCTGGACCAGTTTCTGGTTGAATGTATGTATCACCATCAACATCTCGAACCCCGCCCAAAGAACTCCAAGCAGTACCTTGATATCCTTCAAATTGTTGGGTATCAGTATTAAAACGTATCTGTCCAGTAATACCACTCGGGCGAACTCCTGTGCTACCTACTGGTATTTGGATTGCTTGGTCGCTATCAATAACAACTGTGCCGGTGCCATTTGGACGAAGTTCTAAATTTGCATTTGACTCTTGTGTGCGAATATAGTTATCGTTGATTTCTATAGAATCAACTTCAATTTGTCCAATGTGTAATGTTCTCCAGCCCTTAGTAGAAGAACCTAAATCATATAAATTTGGGGCGTCTGGTATTAAATTCGATGTAAAGTCTGCAACAACAGTTACAGTGTCAACATCTTGATTACCAATTGTTAAATTTCCGCCTAAGTTAATATTTCCGGATACATCTAGATTACCTGTAATATTTGTATCGGTTAATAATTCTATGGTACCTGTTCCAACGGTATCTAATTCTAGATTACTATTTGATGCAGTAGTTTCAATCCTATTACCAGCAATGCGTATATCATCGGTGTTTAATGGACCGCCGTATATTTCGCCAGTAACGAATAAATCATCAGTTACTGATAAGTTACCTGCGTTTACAGTATCTCCGTTTACGGTTATATCGCCTGATACACTTAAATTATCAGTGATAGTTACATCACCTACTATTGCTAAATCATCAAGTATGCGAACTATACCTAAACCGTTTGCTAGTAGTTCTAAATCTGCATTTGAAGCAGTTGTTTCAATTCTATTACTAGCAATTCTAATGTCATCTGTGTTTACTGGTCCGCCAAATATTTCTCCGTATACAAGAAGATTATTACTAACGCTGATCGTACCAGTATGTGTATATGTTCCGGTAGCATTAAAATCATTATTAAATGTAACCACTCCGTCAACATTTAATGTACCGTCAATATCAACTGCATCTAAAATGTTTACTACGCCTGAACCGTTTGCTAAAATTTCTAAGTTTGCATTTGATGCTGTTGTTTCAATTCTATTACTAGCAATTCTAATATCGTCAGTTTGAATAGTATCTAGTGTAACTAAACTAGATGTTATTTTATCTGAATATAGTTGATTCCATCTTTTAGAAGTAGAACCTAGGTTATATGATACATCAGCATTTGGAATAAGATGGCTTTCAAAATCAGCAGCAACAGTAATGCTATCAGTGTCTTGGTCACCTATTTGTATATTACCTCCTAAGGTAATGTCGCCATCAACTGTTAAGTTTCCAGTAATGTATTGATTGCCTGTAACTGTTAATAATGTTCCGTCAAATGTTAAATTTGCACTATCTTCAAGCTCGCCGTCCGTGCCAGCAAGTACTACTCTGCCGTCAGTTAAATCTTCAACATTTAGACTTGCTATTTCTGTTTGTCCGCTTACATCAAATGTTCCGTTTACTGTTGTATTGCCTACAATATTTGTAGGACTGTTTAATGTAATTGCTTCGTTAAGAACAGGGTCGATGGTAATACCGCCGGTAGTTGTAATAATACTGTTACCTGCAATTATAATGTTACCTGTTTGTAATTTAGTAGGATCTACAATAGTTGTATTTGAACCGTCACTAAATGTAATACCTGTTAAAGACGTAACATCAAAACTACCGCCAGTAAATGTTACTGCACCAGTGTCCTGATCAACACGGAACAGATCACCAATACGATAATCGCCAAATTGGTCTGTCGAACTGTAGAAAACTCTACCACCGTTTTGCTCGTCTACTTCGTTTGCCTGGATTACATTTGTGTCGTCGTTATCAAATTCTTTACCAGAACCGATGTAACCAAAGTCATGTGAGCTTAATCTTAAACGTACATCAGGACCATCTGCTTTAACGCCTGCAATGCCGTAAATGTTTGCGGATGCTATAGAACGCAATTCTGCAGCAAACTCTTTTCTGTTATACGAGATAACGTGTGTTGCTGTTGCTCCACTGGTTAAACCTACTATGCCAGCACCAGGATTGTTTGATGTATATGTTAAATCTTCACCGTCAAGATCATCAAAACGTCCATCAATGACCAGTGTATTTCCGTCTACGCTTTCAACCGTTGCGTCAATGACTGTAGAACCATCAGTTGACGTAAATCTTACTGTTTCAGCCTGGAATGGTCCGCTTGCAACGCCGCCTAGTGTAATGTATGTTTTACCATCTCCGTATAAACCTGTTGTGCCTGCTTCGCCTAAAATACCTTGTGATGCAAAGTATATAAATGAATTTAACCATTCAACACGGCCGCCTTCCGTAATGTACATACCAACACTGTTTGGCGTTATAAATGTTACGCTATCAAATAACATCGCTGCTTCTATTGAAGTACCTAAGATGCTACCGTCCATCTTAACACCGCGACCAGCATCGCCTGCGTTATAACCATAAGGATCATCTGCTGGATTGGTTCCAAGTCTTACGCTTGAACCAAAGTTAATAACTGATGAATCTTTAATGTATGCTGAGCGTGTTGTTATTACTGCTCCCGGAGCATAAGTAAACGCATAACCTGTATCACTTAACGAGTCGTATTCAATTTCTCTTACTGTTAAACTTTCAATGGTTGTTTCTCCGTTTAGACGGAAAAAATCATTCGTTCTTGTTGCTGCGGTTGGCTTTAATTGTGTTGCTCTAATGCCTTGTCCACGTATAGTAACTCCTACAGGAACGGTTAATGGTGCTACTTCTTCAAATGTACCTGAAGAAATTAAAACAATATCACCCGATGATGCTTGCGTTAATGCGTATGCTATCGTAGCAAATGCATCATTTGGCGCAGTTCCTGAATTTCCATCATCGCCATTTGGAGTAACATAATATGTATTGCCTTCTTCTAGTAAAATATCAACGCCATTGATATATACTCTACCAGTGCCGTGAGACTCAACATACATGTTTGTATTTGATTCTAGAGAATATATACCAGTAGCGTCACCATCACCATCGATTCTTATATTTCCAAAACGCAGTTCAGTACCTGCTAGACTTACATCGCCGCCAGCATCAATTTGTAATCCGTAAATATCTACGATACCTGTTCCGTTTGCACGAATTATTAAGTCGTCATTTGTTGTAACAGGTTCAATGATGTTGTCTTGTATTTGTACGTTACCAACATTAATATTGTGAAAGTGTCCTGATCTCCAACGTTTACTAGGATTACCTATAAAATATTGATCAGTTATGTTTGGTAAGATATCTGAATTAATATCTGCATTAAAGACTACGTTATCGGTATCAGCATCGCCTAAAGTAATTGTACCATCTGCTGTTATGTTACCAGTAGCATGTAAACTACCAGTAATCGTAACATCACCTTGTACGTCAGGAATTTGTACTCTAGGAATGTAAACTTTGTCAAACGCTGTTGCTGCTTGAACATTTAAATCGCCTGAAAGGGTACGAATAGTACTGCCGTCAATTTCTACATTATCTACAGTAAGTAATTCTGAATTTACACTTGTTGCACAGAATGTGCCGTTTACTTGAAGATCGCAGCCAGGAGTGTTTGTCTTAACACCGATGCGCCCGTTATTAACATCCAGATATAAAAGGTCGGTCTCAAATGCCAGATCTATTCCGTTACGTAACAGATTTGACTTTAAGAGCGGACCACTAATACGACCAACAGCCATCTCTTCTCCTTAGCATGCGGGGATCCTGTCCCTCTCGCCTAAATTTTCAGCATATGCTCTTTGCTGGCGAACCACAGTTTGTCCTGCTCAGCATGTCTAGGATGTCGGTCCACAAACATTGGTCTTGCGTTGCATTAATAGTATTTATGCAATTTTAAAATAAACGTGGATTACTTGTCAAAGTTGTGTAGAACTGTAACTGGTTTACCCAAGTCTACTGCTGAAGTAAACTTAATGTACCAGCCATCTGGGTAGTATTGACCATCAATTGAACTTGCTCGTTTGCAAATTCCTGAACTTGCAATATAGTTTGCTATGTTGCCGCCTGAAGTGTCTACTTCTACTTCAATTTGATTTGCAGCCGGAATGCTTGCAATATTAAAACTTACCGGCGATGAGCTATCACCGTTATTTAAGTTTTCGATATTATCATCTGGATCACATTCAACACCTTCAATATAAATTAAATCGTCTGTTGAATATGTGTGATTTGTTGCTGTCTGAATAACTGTTGTTGTGCCTGTACTTACGATGCTTGCAATGGTATTTGTTCTTGCAGGATTTTGTTCTAAAACATAGTTTGTTGTTGGTAATTGATATACGTTTTCAACAAACACAAGAATATGTTGAGCAGCGGTAGGAACTGGATAATCTGGATCTTGGCTGTCTAAAGGACCAAAGTATACTTCGTTTGCATCGCCTTCCATAGCAATAGAACCAAAACCAGTTGTTTGTACTACAATTCCTGGGTTTGCGTTTGGTTCTTTAAATCTTACCCTTCTCCAAGAACCGTCATAGTATACTTCAAATCCGATTTCATTTCCGCTACCATCTAGTGTAGTATTGTAACGAAAATGTCCTCCGTTTTCGGTTGCAGCATTTGTTGGTCGTTGTGCTGTCGTTCCTTTAGGAACTAGCACAGAATTGGTGCTATCCATGATCACTTGATCATCGATGTCATACTTAACACCTTTTCCATAGATGTTTCTTAAATTTGTATTCTGTGCTTTAAGTAATCTCATTTATTATACTTCCAAGAAACTTACCGTTGCTGATAAATTTGTGTTGCCGGCGTCGCCGCCACCATTATCAGGACCTGCAACAAAACTTATCTTGTCGCCTGCTTCTAAAACAATTCTTTCTGAATCAAAAGTAAAAGACTCACCTGCAGGTAAATTTAAATTAGCAACTATCATAGTTTTAATATCTGATAGCGCATCGCCATTTGCTATTAAGTGCATATCAAAATATGCATCTAAACCAGAATTGTTTGCATTTGTATTACATACAATTACATTTGTAATAGCATAACTTTTTCCAGCAGGAACTTCAAGTAAGTCTAGTTGAGTTGTTGTTAATCTTTCGTTTTTTATTGCCATGTTTTATACCTTTAAAATAACATACTGTAAAGCAATGCTCTATTTTTAGCGATTAATTCATCTCTAACTTCATTACTATTTACATAATAAATTCCAGTGTTGCCCGGAGTCTGACCTTCAAATCCACTTGAATCAGTTGTTACAGTAGTATATATTTTGACGCCGTCTGCAGGTGCAGTAGGTTGACTTAAAATATCATCAGTCCATGGAGTAGGACCTAATTGAAGAATGTCGTCAACAAAAACACTGCCGCTGCCTGGTGCCTTTAATACTAAATCTCCTCCACTAACTGTAGAAGAAATTTCATTTGATTGTATTCTTATATCTGCAATATCAACATAATCTTCATAGAAATTGCTGATATTATTTCCTGAAGTTGTTATTGCTACACGAGATATTAAATAATTCGTTTTAGCAACAATTCCTCCGCCAACATATAATGCTACATTTCCTCCTGTGGTGTCAACGTTAACTTTAAATGCTGTTGCACTTATAATTTCAGTAACTGTTGCTCCAGTACCATTGAGATTTTCGATTGCATTACCGCCTGCACTGATTCCGCTGATATCAACAGTATCAGATACTTCAAAGCCATGTTGCCCTATAGTTTGTATAGTTGTTTCTAAACCGACTGCCAATATAGCATTTATGTTATGATATTCATCAATTGCTTTGACGCTAGTGTCGCCTTCTGATATTGAAGGGAAGGTAACGTTTGAATATGTATAATCAATAAAATCTTTAACTGCTTTAGCATTTGGAATATGATCATCATCGATAACGATAGTACCAGTGCCATCAGGAGTAATAACTCCTCCTACGTAGTTAAAAATCTTTTCTTCGTAGTCAGAAGTATTCGTAACACTGATTACACCATTGCCAGTATTAACATATAAGTTACTAGCACCGTTTAATACAAGTCCGGAAGTTGCAACAGGTAATGTTTGACCATCTGTTCGCGTAGCATAAAATGTTCCTTGACCGCTTGTTCCGCCTAGCGTCCAAGATATTTGTTCGTAAAACAACCACTGTGCATTTGCTAAACTTCCGCGATCTATTTCAATGCCTGATTTATACCCTACAGACGATGGTAAACCAGTTCCTACCGTTCCGTCACTTAGTACAATGATATTATCGTTTATCGTAACTTCAGTTGACTCAACAGTTGTTGTAGTTCCTTTAACTTCAAGATCGCCAGTAATAACGGTAGTACCAGTTAAATTGCCAGTATCAAGTGTAATCGTGCCGCCATCTTGTACGGAAACTTTGTAATCACTGTTGTAGACTTTTAAAACTCTTGACATTATTAGGTTCCTAAATTAGGGGGAGTATTACCTCCCCCTATGTATTAGTCCTGACCTTCTACTTCAGCAGCATCATCAGATGTTGAACCAACAACTAAACCGTGTCCAATATTATACTTAATATTAGCAACGTTAGCAGTTCCGCCTTCATACTGAACAGTTCTGTTACGTAGTTTAGTAATTTGAACAGTACTAGAATCATCTAGCACAGCATTAATAATAAACTCGCCTGCTGATAATGATCCTGCGTTTTTATTGGTTAAAGTTAAAATTTCTGTAGTAGTTCCGTCTGTAACTTTAAATTTATTTGTTGAACGTTGTGATACAATCCATGCTGGAGTTGTAGCACCGTTTACTTCAGAAGCACCTGAAAAGTAATATGCAGAGCATAAAATTTTACCAGTACCTTCGCCGATTTTGTTTTTGTTAATTGGACGTCCCATTGTTTTCTCCTTTATTGACGTTCTAAGTCTACGCGGTGGGTACCGCATAAGTCCTCATCAAGAGGCACTCCTCTTTGACACAAGTATTTATCAATATTCTTTAGATAATAAAAAAGGGCACCGAAGTGCCCTTTTTTCGTTGTTGTAATATTACT